AGAATGCCCTTCAAAAGTGGATTCACTTTTTCATCGACGCCACGTTCTGCATCTAGTTTAGCAGCAATTGCCATCTTGCGGATCTCTTCCTTGGTCTTACCCTTGAACTGGGGAGCATCGGACTTATAGAAATCCTTAATGACATCACCCATGTCAGCGGTAGCGAGATTCATCTTCTCGTCAACTGGATTCAATTCAGATCTCCAGTCAGACTTTTCAAACTCTTCCCCATAGTTGTCTCTTGCTTTCTCGTCACCCATCTTAGCAAAACGCTCATTCTCTTTCTGGCGAGTGATTGCAGAGACAATCTTAGCAGACTTCTTAGCAGTGTCCTTCTTCTCCATACCCTTGGATGCAAGGGATTGACGTGCTAGGTTTCCAGCACGACGATACATTCTATTCTCTTTGTCGCGATCAATCTCTTTGTAACCTTCTTCTACTTCAGATTCTTCCTTCTGAAACTCTTTGTATAGAGCATCCGCTTCACCATGTCTACCTTCTTTGGTAGACTTCTTGCTCATATCAAGAAGTTGTCTTTTAGTATACTTGTGTCCCTTTAGAACTGAGGACATTTCATCAGAAGACATTCCCTTCTCTTGAAGGTCTACTTCTTTTACTTCTAAAATCTCGCCACCCTTCTCCGTAACGAGGTTCTCGATGGCAACCTCAGGATTAAATTTTATTTTATTCTTTTTTCCGCGAGGCATCTCCTTTATAGTATCAACGTTCTGATCCTCTTCAGAAGAATTTAGATCCTCTCTCCAGTTTGAGAACTCTTCCTTAACTGCAGCAATCTTAGTTACTACTTTCTTCTTTCCATCAGCAGAAGGAACGAACTCACCATAGTTGCCCATGGACTTGTCCTTCTTATCGACATCTCCACTAACGTTGAGATCAACTCTCTTTACTGCTTTTGCAACCGACTTTTTTAGATCGTTAGGATCCTCAATATCAGTGCTCATTCCCTCCTTAACACTGGAGGTGTCCTTACCATCAGGTTTGCCACCTTTCTTTTGTTGAATCTTATTATGGATGACACCACGATACTCTTTAGCACCGCTTTCTACTTTGCCGTCACCATCATAATCTTTCTTTGCCTTACCTGGTTCATCTTCTCCACCCTCGTATGTCTTACCATACTTGGTCATCTCAACAGAGGAGATGAATGGGTTTGATCTGAGTTTAGCAATCTTCTCACGAGTTGCCATTCTCACATAAGTCTTACCAGATTCCTTATCGGTAACTCTTACTTTGAACTTCTGCATTGGTGCTTCAGTAAGTTCAACTTCTTCTTTCTGAGGACCTGCTGCTCCTGGTTTCTCTCCACCGCCAGCTGGTGCTGGTGCGCCGCCACCACCCGGTCTGTCTAAACCTAGTTTTTCTCTAACTGCTTTTTTCTCCATGGCATTCATGGAGGTGTGTGCCATATACTGAGTAAACGCACTCTGTAGAGGAATCTCCTCACGACGTGCTCTATATCTGATGTCGTATACTGCTTGTCTGATTCTCTTGTCAGAACCCTGGTTTACACCACCAGCCGCAGGACCACCTTTTCCTGGACCTTCAGCGGTAGATTGACCAGCAGGGCTACCTAGTTTTGGTTTCAGCACTTCATTAACGTAGTGCTCAGCTAAATCAGTAACAATATGGCGCAACATCGTTTTATTTGGTGTTCTTTTGCTTATATTTATTTATGAAATTTCTGACGTTAAATTTAGAATTTGCATTCCAACCAGGGGTCAATTTTTCAACATATTTTCTAAATTCATCAGTTCCAACTAATCTTTGATTAGCAGGAACTCCAGAGACTTCAGTCCACTCCACTACATCTTTAATCCATGACTTAAACATCTCTTGTTCTGAAGTTAAACAGATAAGATGATTTGCACCTCTACGAATAATCTTTCCAATCTTTTCAGTTACAATACTACGAACCCAATCTCCTTCATTGAAGATCTTTTGCTTCACATATTCATCTCTAATGAACTCGTAGTTTTCAGTTTGTGCAGATGCCGGAATATCACGTTGAGTGACAGATCTATCTTGTTTTGGATCCTTTCCTGGTTTCTGCTTCTGATTGTATAACTTTAGTTTGCCGTCCTTTTTCTTTGCTACAAACTCAGCAGTGTCCTTATCATAATAGTCACCATGACCATTATCAACCCATCCCAAACGCTTTGCGTTCAGGTCAGCAACATCTTTCGCTTCTTTTAGAAAATCACTAAACTTCATATCAACCGTTCAAAATTTCATTAACCCAACTTTCAGATAGATGCATTGCCATTTCAGCAGCATCATCAACAGACTTTGCAAATCCCTCAACATAGAGGAACTCAACTACCTTCTCAAATTCAACTTCCTCTTTCTTTGAGTTGCCCCAGTTCTTTGCACCGACTTTACGACACTTAACTAGAGCACCTGATGCATATGCACTTGGCCAAACAGAATAGCGAGACTTGACCTTATGGTAGCAAGCGTCTCTCTTCTTTTTCTTCTCCTCTTCCTTAATTGCAGGTTTGGAGTATGTATCCCAATACTTAGGACCAAATACACACTCATCTCTGGTTTCATTCTTTTGGCACTTAGGGCAGTATCTCATCTCTGCACTCTCACGAACTTTCAATGATAGTTCGTCGTTAGGAGTTGGTTTCTGATCCATTTGTGCCATCTTTCTCTTAACCGCAATCTTTTGGCGATCGAGTTGAATTTGCTTTCTCTGGATCTCTTGATTTCTTCTATCAATCGCTGATTGATTCTCAAGGACTGCCTCTTCAGTAGCAACGTTCTTTGCTTTACCTTTACGGTCTGGATTTGGATCCTGACGGTTCTTACGGCGGAATGCCTTCTCTTCCTCTTTCTTATTGAGGTTTCTCTTCATCTTTGAAGAACCGCACTTGGGTTTGGTCTTCTGTCCTGGTTGTCTGGCGCAGGGTTTTCCTGCGTATTTACCGCCCAGTTGAACCCAACCAGGGGTGCCATCAGAAGAGCGACTCTTGCTAAACCAGTCACGCAGAGAAGAATCACCACTTTTGTTCCCCTCTTCGAGGTTCGCTTCGATTGATTCATTTTCTTCTTTCTTCACACAACGATTATAAGTCTTACCAAATAGTTTTTGAGTCCCTGCTTTCTTATATCCTTTCCAACACTTCTTACCTGCTTCATCAATGTTCTCCTCCTTTACATCGGAGTCCATGTAATCAGCAGCAGTGTCAATGTAATCAGCGGCCTTAGTGATCTTAGATTGCACCCATGCTTTCACATTACCTTCACCTTTGTTACCGACTTTCTTCTTAAGTCTCTTTGCAGCAGAGGTTACGGTATCCATCTGTCTACGGATCATCTCATGTTCGTGATCGTGCTTCTCTTCATTCATTTTCTTCTTGCCTTGACAGTGTGCTTTCTGTGAGAATCCTTTAGGATTATTACAATCTATAGACTTCTTATATTTTGATGACCACTTCTCATCAATAGAAGATTCATTCATCTTTTCAGTTTTGTCTTTCATCGAATTGATGAATTTTCTATACACCGCTGCTGCTGATGTTTTTCCCATCTCTCTCGCTCTTTGTTCCATAGCAACTGCTGCTTGGATTTTATGAGCATGAGAACGATCTGATTTTTTGATTTTTGCAACACTTGATTTTGCTGTTGCTTCATCTTTGAATCCCAAACCATGAATGGTTCCAACTGGATTCTCATCAGTATAAAGATCAGAGTGCTTCTTAGATTTAGCAGGTTGACCTTTCTTTCTGGGGATACGAGGATTTGATTCCTCATCTACCATGGTTTCAAGTTGATCTGCTTGAGATTTGTGCATCTTAGAAGATTTCTTAAGATTCTTAATCATCTTCTTAATTTTAGACGCATCTAGAGATTCACCAACTGAACCTCCGCCCCCGCCACCATTTCCTCCGCCGCCGTTACCGCCGCCATTGGAACCACCGTTTCCATTACCACTGTCACCATTTCCATTACCGTTGCCGTTCTTGCCATTCTTTTTACTATCGTCACCATCATCTTCCCTACTAAGATACCCACCGCGGCCTACGTAGAAACCGAGTGGGATCTTCTTACACTTTTTATCAGTAAAACAATAGTAATATCCTGCCTTGCAAGACTTAGCAGTATTGGACATAACACATATAGTTATATATGTTATTTATACGGGATTATTTCTTTCCTCAAAATCTTTTTCAATTTCTTTATCCAACTGACTGGATATCTCTCTGATCTTCAAAACACCTTCATCGGTGAAGAATCCAGGATGATCTTTTGTGTATAAAAAAAGAGCATGACGCAAGACAACTGCATCATGCCCACTCAATTCAAGATTGATCATAGATCTCCTTCTTTACGATTTTCTGAGTAGTGAACATCAAACTCACCACCAGGATAACGTGCTTTGAGTTTGTCTACATTCATCTCCATGATTTCATCAAGAGAGATATCAAGTCCCATACATGCTTGAGCAACATACCACATGATGTCGCCAAGTTCACGCTTCAGGTGGAACAAGTTTTCTTCATTGACAGGTTTACCTTGGAAGATAATCTTTTTGACAATCTCAGTAAACTCACCTGCCTCAGCACACATTCCTACAGATGCAGTAAGAAGTCGCTCGGAACGAAAACCTTGGCCCTCAAGTTCTTGAAGACGATAAAAGAACGCTTCGGGGTATTTACTTTCTTTCGAGGTAACAGCATTTACAAACTCAACGTATTTTTGGGTGTCAACAGTGCTCATTTTAAATCAATAGGTTGTAGGTCAGATTCAGATAGAATTTTTTGTTCTGGAAGTTGTAAGTCGGGTTCCAGTTCAACATGCGCCACGTCTACCGTTTCTGGTGGATGTGGCAAAAGAATTTTAGCATAGACTGCATCAGGATAGATGCTCAATATGCACTCAACATCTTTGAGTGTTCCACAATGCCGTTTCTTACCATTCGGTAAAGTCATCTCATAGTAGTGTGGCATCTCTGACCGCACAATTTGATTTGATCTTTCTTTACTTAATTCACTCAAAACTTAAATCCTCCAAACTTATTCACTTTTGGAGTATCGTCTTGGGGTTCATACTCTTCATCCTTAGATTCAAGCATGTCCTGCTGAGCAGATTGTTCACAATCAAACAACCTCATCTTTGCACGATCAATACCCACGATAAATCGCTTGTGAATTGTAGGATCATTATACCTGTTCTTAAGTTGTTTTACAAGTATCTGTCCCATCGATTCAAGTTCCTCAGTGCTAATAAGGGCAAACATAAGATCAGCAGTAGCAGGGAGACCAAAGGACTCGCTAGTGTCAGTAAGCTCAACATCAGAGCTACCATAACCAGAGCGAGTGGTCTGCGTGGCAGATACGATAGGGACGTTTGCTTCAACAGCCAACCCTCGAAGCTCTTCTGCAATTGCCTTAATATATGAATATGAATTGACAGTGCCGTTAGAGCGATACCGCGAGGAAGCACATATATTAAGGTAATCAATGAAAATAATGTCAGGTCTAAATGATTTCTTAAGTGCAAGTTCGTTAAGAAGTGACTTAAAGTGTCCAGCATGTGCACTCGCAGTCGGGTACTCTTTAATTATAATATTACCCTGAGTTTTTTTCTGTAACTGTGAGACTTTGTTGACAAATAAAGTCTTTGGTAAGTCTGCTAGATCTTTAATATTTACGTTCAGTAGGTTCGAGTCAATTCGCTCAGCAATTTTCTCTTCTGCCATCTCCATTGTAATGTAGAGAACGTTCCGCCCCTGGAGCAACACGGCGCTAGCCATGTGGCACATGAATAGAGACTTGCCGACACCTGTACCAGCAAGCGCGATGTTAAGAGTCTTGTTAGGTAGACCACCTTTTGTGATTTTGTTGAAATATTCGAGATCGAATTCAATTTTATTCTCCTTTTGGTTGTATGAATCATATCTCTCTTCTGAGTCGTTCAAGTAGTCATGACCAACATGATTGTCAAAACTAACTGCTAATGCTTCCTGTAAAATTGATGGGATAGAGTCTGGACTCTTTTCTCCCCCACCATCGGCAAGTTGTACCGACTCCATCAAGGCAAGATAGATAGCGCGATCACGACACCACTTCTCGGAGGTTTCTACCAACCAAGAAAAATCCACCGGAACATCAGTGAGATGCTCGATGGTTTGGCATACCTCTCGGTATTGATCTTCGTTCACGTCATTGCGCTTCTCAACTTCGATGTTGAGGACTTCCTTTGATGGAATATTATTAAACTCTTCTACAAAAGAACTGATCTCTTGAAAGATAATCTTTTGACTTTGGTCTTGGAAATATTCAGGTCTAATGAAAGGCAGAACCTTTCGAACAAATTCCTCATTATATAGGAGATTCCGTAGAATCAAGAATTCAATTTTTTCCAATTACTAACCTCCGTATTTAAATTCACCTTGTGCAATCACATCCAGTTTTTCCATGACCTCAGGTGTGAAGTACTTTTCAGGTTCCTTCATGATCTGCTTACCATACACCTTTTTCATCTCACCGTCAACTTCTACCTCATATCTACCAGCAACGTTTTTCCACATCCCACCAAGTTCACCCAATTCAAGAAGACCATAATATCGATCAAGACCACGCTCATCGTAATAAAGACGCACTTCAACATCCTTGTTCTCCTTACTTAAACGCGACTTAGCAGTCTTTGCCTTGATAATGTTTCCAACGATTTCTGTTCCATCCTTTTCTTTTTTCTTGCTGAGATAAATGATTGTAGAGGAAGCATACTTGAGTCCACTACCTCCACCCATTTCCTTTGTAGGAACATAAGATCCAATGACATCGTAGGTGTGGTTAGTAACAATCATAGGGATATTTGCTTGACCCAGTTTCAGGGTAAGCATTCGGAATGCACCTTTGACCAATTGAGATTTGGTCATGTCACGAACTTGCTTGTCGTTGAGTGCGTCAGTGATTTCTTTCTCAGTAGAAAGCATCCCCAGAGAGTCTAACACAAACATACAAGGTGCACGTTCGTCTTCAGGTTTCTTTAAATATAGATCTACCGCTTTCAATGCTTTGGCACGGAAGTCTTCAATGGTAACAACGTTAATCACCACAAGTCGATTCAAGTCAATACCCCGATCTGCGAGAAGAGACTTGTTAACAGCGGCTTCAGTATCAAAATATAAGCAATACCCGTCAGGATGAGTATCCAAGAAGTTCTTGACAACGGCGAGACTGAAAAAAGTTTTTCCAGTGCTAGACTCGCCAGCAATGGCAGTAATCTTATTCCCAGATACACCACCAAATAGACTACCTGATACGAGTCCGTTAAGAATGTACGAACCTGTGTCCACAAATCTTTCAGTTTCATCAATATCTGCTGCTAGTTGTGTGTACTCACCACCAATTTCTTTTACAATGTCTTTAAGAAAGTCCATGATCTTTGTTCCTGTAATTAAATTTCCAACACCAAAACTTACCGTAAAGTTTTGAATCTTCTTTATACTTTTCCAAGATATCCATCAGATATTCTAACTCCATATCAGATAAATCATTAGGAGTCCAAGGTCCTTTATTTTTAGGCAACCATGCCATACTGCTCCCTTAGAATTTTTTTATAAGGCCCATTCGGATTCTCTTCACGAATCTCTTTAACTAGTTTCAGTTTTTGGTATAGAGAAGCGTCTCCACCCAAACGAAGGGCACCCACGATGGTCGCGAGTTCAGAGTCATTGATAGGAAGATCCATTACGAGAAAAATGATTCGAGTGTGTTTACTTTTTCGGTTTTCCAACCGATAACATCCATGATAGATTTTAAAGGCTTCATGAACGCTTTGTCAAATTGTGTTTCATAATCGACATACTTTGCCAGATCCAGATCATGTGGGAACTGCTGAATAAACGTAATAACAGTTTCGCGAATTGGATTTGGAAGTTTTAGATAACAGTATTTAACTTTCTCACCATTCTTGATGATTGGATACTTTTGATCCAGTTTTGCTTTCTTGACGTAGAAGTTATAGATCAGAGCACCCTTAGAATGAATGGGAGTCCCTTTCGCATAAATCGAAGCACTTGATTTGAACTTATCTACATCAGAAACTGTTCGAGGGAATGAAACTTCTTCTGGACTGAGTTTATAGAACTCCTGTCGAACAGTTTCCATGTAGTCAATCACTTCGTCCTCAGTACCACTCATGATCAGTTTGAGTGCTTCTTTAATCTTCGTCCTACAGTATGCAGGAGTAGAAGATTTGATTGCCTCAATACCCATGATCTTAAGTTTAGGTTCAGCATAACGAACACCCTCAGAGTCATAGACATTTAGGATATATCGCTTCTTAGCAGTCCAGACTCCACGATCAGCGATATTCTCTCGCTTCATCTGCATCTTCTGGTCGTATGCGTTTACGTACCCCGCGAGCTCTTGGTAACAATTATCAATATATCTCTCAAGTTCCTTTTCACAGACCTGATTAAGAAACGACACGACGCTCTCAGTCGTTTTTTCTCTTTCTTTGTATACTGCGTTGACCAAAGGATCCATATTAAGATAAATGGAATCGGTATCAGAAGCAATAACATAGTCCTGGTCTTCTGTCTTCAGAACCTTATTTAGATAACCATTCATCTTATTCTCAATCCATCGAATCGAGACCTGACCAGAGAGGGTGATTGCTTCTGCGTTTGCTAGTTTGTAATACCTGAAGTATTGATTACCAATAGCACCATAAGCAGAGTTAAGAGAAATCTTCTTCGCCATTTGAATGTTGTTACATCTGGCGATCTCTTTTTCAAGTGCCTTAGTAGGCGTCTTCTCATACTGCTGCTTGGCGGCGAGCATTTTCTTTTTGAATACAACTCGGTC